AGTATAACCATGCTTATCTGTTTCGTATTGGTAAGCGTACATCTCGTTAATTAAATTCTGTGAGGTTTTAAGTATCTTTATCTTATAGTTCTTCATTACTGATATACCAAAGTTAATACTATCTTTACCTTTGACTACCGGCTTAGTATTGAATCCACTACGATACAATTCCTCTATCAGTCTTGGTTCACTACTATCACACCATATAGTTTGTGCTTTAGTTATTTCTAATTTGTTAAACCTATCTATAATATCTTTCGTAACCATACCTGTCTCATATATGAGTTCCTCCAAATACAATGTATCGCTACTTTTATATATAGCAACCAAAGAAGCGGGATCATTACTATAACCGCTATCATACCCAAAGCAAATAAAATCGCCGTCAATAGTATCGCATATGTCAAATTGAAATATAGCCTTATCGTTTGGAGCAAATTCACCTTTACCATATATTTTCCAGTATTTTTCGTTAGTGTGTTGTAATTCCTCAATTGCCTTAACCATTTCTTTTGGTAAGTAGATATTGTCTCTGTATGTTGTTACAAATCTTTCACAATCTTGCATCTGTCTAATCCAATGGTAAGGACTAATGGTCGGGTTATAAGCAAGTATGATTTTGCCTGAAGTTCTAATAGATAACTGAAAATAACTTTCCTCATCAATCTCAGAAGCCTCATCAATAAATAGTATAGTAGATTTAATACCACGTAACTTATCAGCATCATCAGTAGAGAGGAATTGAATAGTTGAATCGTACAAGTTATAGATGCGGTCAGTAATATTAAAGTTCTCATCGTTCCATATGTTTAAACCCTGTAAGATATCCTTAAAATCCTTTATTACAGTTCTTTTAAGAGAGGGTATTGTTTTCCTTACTATTGTTATTGTTTCTTTATTTTCTATTGCCTTTACTATGATGTATTGCAAAATGGCATATGTCTTACCACTTCTCGTTCCTCCTATGTGTTGTGTAACCCTACTTTTGCTATCTAAAAGATTTTCAAAAGTAATTGTTGTGTTAATCTCCAAGTTCACTACCTGTTCGGTTTATGTTTATACTTACTTGCTGTATTCTTTGGTCTACTTCTATACTACCTTTCAAATCTATTGACCTCATCTTTGGCATCGCATACTCCATTAAACGCATTGATAACTCTAATGCTTTAACTGGGTCAGTCTTTTTTAATTCTTCTAAATCGGTTTGTATTGTATTCAATGTATTGTTTACTGCACGATTAATTGTTAACCTCATTTGCTCTGTTGTTCTATTCAGTGCACCTTTTGGTCTACCATTTAAATTTATTCTTGTATCTCCTTTAACGAATGCCATTGTATCTTAATTGTATTTTACTACCTTTATAACAAAGGGATTTAATATTTGTAGTTGATTACCCAATCCTTTCATATCCATACATCCTTAATGTGTTTCCTTCACTATCTGCTATTATTAACATACCACCATTACTATTACCTTTAAGTATAATTTGTTTATCTCTTATCCATGTCCAATTAAAATTAAAGTATGCGTATTGGTAATCTATGTTAATATCAGTATTCATGGTAACCTCTTGTGTCAGGATATTCTTTTCTAATCATACCTTTTGTTTTAGATTTCTTTTCTTGTTGTGCTTGCATACATCTCCTATCTAATATCCAAGCCATTATACCATTATCTATTATCTCTTTCAATTGTTTATCATAGTGTGCATTAACATATGATTTATCCCCTGTTTCTTTATATTCCTTCCATGCATTACTTAGTGCAGTTCTTATAGTACAAAATCTAGCACCTGCTTTATTTGTTTTATTGTCAAATGGATATTGTTCTTTCTTTTTATACTTACTTCTCTTAACTTGTTCTACTATCCTTTGTTTTGCATTAACACATGTCTTACATTTATTTATAGGTTTAGGTGTATGATATGTTTCACCACACTTTATACATACTCTTGTTTCACCATTCTTATAGTCAAACTTTCTACTCCATAATCCTGCCATAAATTATTCTTTATCCTCTTTGAATGGGTTATCTATCACTTGTTCTAAATACTTTCTTATTTTCTTTACTGCAAGGAATGTAGTAGACTTGCTAATCTTAATTTTATTTGCAACTTCATCTAATGTATCATCTGTCATCCAATAGAGTTGAAATATCTTTGATTGAGGCCACATTCTTGTTTTTTCTAATCTACTTAATTCATCAATTACTTCTCTATGTGCTCTCTCTACATTCTCATCCATTTCAAAATCATATTGGATATCAACTTCTTCTGAATGGAATGTTTCTACATAGGTTGTCCGATTAAGTTTCTTTGTCTTATTGTAGAATCTATGTTTCAAGAACTTTGAGCAATACATAATGTTATAACTATCCTTACCCCAAAAGAGTTTAGAATTACACTTCATATGTAAATACTCATAAAGTTCTTGAACTAAATCTTCTGCTTCCTCTTGATTCTTTGTAACTTTCTTAGCTGATTTAATTAACCACGTATTAGACTCTTTATATAAATTACCAAGTCTTCTACTACATTCAGTATATTCAATGCTGCCAGAATCTATCATTACTTTTCTTTAATGTAATTGTGTAAAAAGTCCACTGCTCTTTTCCAATGTGCACCTGCAGATCCACACATACAGGGTTGTAACTCATTACTATCTGTTATTGCTTTGTATGTATTCCAAATGTAATTTGCTTTGTTCTCTGGTAGATATGCACCTATTTCTTTTAATGTAGATTTTAATTCTTCTAATTGTTCAGGTGTTAATTCCATTACTTAACAAGCTTTAATTTAGGTAACTTTAAATCTTCTGCTTTAGGTTGTTGAGGCATCGGGTTATTTGGATTAATAGGATTAGATAAGTCCAAAAGATGTTTGATTGTTTCAAAGTGAGGATGTGTTCCACTAAATGATAATCCCATGCATGCAAAGATTAATACTAAATCTTCTACTCCTTTTAGAGCATTCCAATCTACAAAGTATAATGCATTTTTGTTTAATTCTGTTCCTGCTAATGTGATTTTTGTTTCTTGTTCCATTTTGTTTTATTTATTGTTTATTATTTAATTTCATTTCATTTTTAATTAAATCATCTATATCTTTGTCAGACATTGCATGTACATATTTCCAAGCAAAGTATCTTGCTAACGGCAATACAGATGTGTATATATTCCATTGTTGTCTAGCTTCAGCTGATGTTAACCAATCATAAAAGTTTTCCCATTCTTTTTCTCCAATTATGTATTGTGTATTACCCATAAAAGGAATGCGTCTCATTGATTTTGCTTCATCAATAATTTGTTCAGTAGTATACGGAAGTTTCTTTTCTCTTTCTATTCTATTTAATTCTAGACTTTCTTCTTTTGTTAATATTGTTATTTTCATATTATAATTTGATTTGTTCAAATACTTCTATACATAATACATTCTTATCGTTTACCAAAATCATTCTACCATCACTTGTCATAAGTTTAGTAAACTGACCTTGTTTAATATATTCCGATTCTATATTTTCAAAAGTTCTTTTTTCACCACCTACAAAATGTATTATTTGAGTGACAAATTTTCCTTGTGATTTAACACTTGATTCACAATCTAATTTTAATAATGCCATTATTTATTTTATAATTTAATTCCTGATTTACATCCACATAATTTGTTTAAATATATCTTGCGTTCTTCACATCCGCAACTGGCATATCCTAATTTAGAAGCAATCCAACCGGCTAATGTCTTACCATGCCCGAGAGTAATTACCTCAATGAGGCCTTCTACGATGTTTCCTAATTTGATTATACATTTCATATTCTTTAATTTTAATATGGATACATTGGGTGTTTTGGATTTGCAGCACCATATAATACTCCTGCTTCTATTCCGTATTTCATATTATCCCATTGGTCTACTACCTGTAAGTTATCCAATGAATTATTATGTTTGTTATGGTCTATGTGATGACATTGTAATCCATCTTGTATCATTCCGTTATGACATTCATATACAAATCTATGGATAAGATACATTCTACCTTCTCCTTTCTCATGTATACAAAATTGATGATATCCTCTAGTGTGAGGTACTTTTACTAATTGTTTAACCTTATTAAACTTAAGAGAATAAA